CGAACAAGCATATACAATCGAAATGGTTGTTTCAAATACAAGTGGAGAGTTTACCATTCAAGAAGTTATCAATTATAGTGGAGCTTCAACTGGTGAGGTTATTGGTTGGACGCCAGGCGCATCAGATGAAGTCCGTAAACTTACTATCAAAGATGTTACTAGAACGCTTGCAGTTGGTGACACCCTTGTTGGTGCATCAAGTGGTAAGACAGTGGTCATAGAATCGATTACAGACGTGCTAACGTTTGCTAATGACGGTGATGCACAGAATAAAGACTTTGAAGATAAGGCAGATGGTTACTTAGACTTTAGTGAAACCAATCCGTTTGGTGAGGTTACTTAATGTTTGGAACATATTTCTACAATGAAACTTTCAAGAGAGCAGTATCAATCTTTGGTACTCTCTTTAATAACATTACAGTTAAGAAAGTAAACGCTGCTGGTGTTGTACTCACGGAACAAAAAGTACCCATAAGTTACGGGCCTAAACAAAAGTTCCTACAAAGACTAGCAGAGGATGCTAATCTCAATGACGGTATGAGAACTGCAATCAGTATGCCTAGACTTGCATTTGAACTTACTGGATTTGAATACGATTCAACTAGACAACAAAACAAATTAATAAGACATAGTAAGTCAACTCTAGAAACTGCAGATACAGGAAAGAGAGGTTTCCAATATCAACCAGCACCATACAATTTAACATTTAGTCTATCAATTCTTGCAAAGAACATGAACGATGCATTGCAGATTGTAGAACAGATACTACCATATTTCCAACCCGAATACACAGTCACAATGAAGATGATTGATTCGATGACTGATTACAGAGATGTACCAATCATCCTTAACTCAGTGACAATGGAAGACTCATATGAGGGTACATTCGAAGAAAGACGTGTTATAGAATACACTCTAGAGTTCTCTATGAAACTATACTTCTTCGGCCCAGTATATACTGGTGAGGTTATTAAGAATGTTATAGAAAGAATCTATATCTCAGACGGAGTAGCAGGTCAAGTTAAGACTGCAAGTGGTTTGTTTACTACTAGTGAGATAGATAGTAGTGGACTAGTTAAAGAGGTTAAGCATTATGAGCCTGCGTTTGCAGCGATATCAAATGCGGTTTCTGCCTCTACAACAATCACTTTTCCAGTGGCTATAAATACTAAGGTAAGTGTAAACGACGAAGTGTTTGGAACAAACTTGGGTACTAACCCAACGATATCTTCAATCGCTGCAGACAAACTATCCATAGTGGTTAGTAATGCAGTGACAATAGATACAAAAACCAATCTTAAATTTGTTGGTTCAGTTGACCCAACCGATACTTTTGTTGTTGCAGAAACAGTAACGTTTTATGATGATGGTACGACTAGAAGTTTTGCAGACGATAGGACTACAGATGCGAGTTAATAATGGCCAAAGACAAAATAGATAAACAGTTGGATGATATTCTAGATATCAATACTGAAATTAAAGCAGAAGTGGAAATCATTCCAAAGAAGCTACCCGCTGTCCACGATAGAGGGGAATCCATAGTAAACGACTACAAGTATGCCAGAGAGAATCTCTATGGTCTTGTAGAACGTGGACAGGATGCAATCGAAGGTATTCTAGATGTTGCAAAAGAAACCGAACACCCACGTGCATATGAAGTTGCAGGGCAGTTACTTAAAACAGTCGCTGACACTGCAGAGAAATTATTAGACCTACAGAGAAAAATTAAAGACTTAGAAAAAGACGACGATATAAAGAAGGTTGGTACACAACATAATCATCTTTATGTCGGGTCTACTTCGGAACTACAGAAGTTTCTGAAGAAAAACAAAGACTAGATTATGGTACAACCTACAAATGAGGGTTACCTAGGTAATAACCTTATTAAAAGAAGTGGTATAGAACACCAATATACCGAGACGGAGCTTGCAGAATACATGAAGTGTTCTGTAGACCCATGTCATTTCATTGAAAATTATTGTCAAATAATTTCCTTGGATGAGGGTATGGTTCCATTCAAGCTTCGTGGGTATCAAGATAAATTAATTAAACACTACGATACAAACAGATTTAACGTAGTTCTTGCATCACGTCAGAGTGGTAAGTCAATCACATCATGTGCATACTTATTATGGTTCTTAGTGTTTCATCCCGAAGTAACTGTAGCCGTTCTTGCAAACAAAGGTGCAATTGCAAGGGAGATGATTGCACGTATTGTTACCATGCTAGAATCTGTTCCGTTCTTTTTACAGCCCGGCGTTAAGATTCTCAACAAAGGTTCGATAGAATTTGCAAACGACTCGAAGGTCGTGGCAGCTGCAACATCTTCAAGTTCGATTCGTGGTATGTCTATTAACTTACTATATCTAGATGAGTTTGCATTCGTAGAAGACGCTGCAACCTTCTATACTGCAACATATCCAGTTGTTACCTCGGGTAAAAACTCCAAGGTTATCATTACCTCTACTGCAAACGGTGTGGGTAATATGTTTCATAAGATATATGAGAGTGCAGTACACCAACAATCAGAGTATAAAGACTTCCTTATTAGTTGGTATGATGTGCCAGGCAGAGATGAAGAGTGGAAGAAACAGACCATTGCAAACACATCAGAAGCACAGTTTGAACAAGAGTATGGTAACTCATTCCTAGGAACTGGTAACACTCTTATTAATAGTAATACACTATTAGAGATGAAAGCAGTTGAAGGTGAATGGATGAAAGACGGTTTCACTATGTATAATAGACCACAAGAGGGTCACGAGTACATAGTTACAGTCGATGTTGCAAAGGGTAGAGGCATGGATTGGTCTACATTTACTATCTTCGATGTGTCCACACAACCCTTTAAACAGGTTGCTGTGTACCGAGATAACATGATAAGTCCCCTTCTCTTCCCCGATATTATAAATAAGTTTGTAACACCTTATAATAAACCAATTGTAATAATTGAAAATAACAATGAAGGTGCTATGGTGGCGAATCAATTGCACTATGATATAGAGTACGATAACGTTTTTACACAAGGTTTTGCTAAGGCAGAGGACATTGGAGTTACAATGTCAAGGAAGATAAAACGTATCGGTTGTTCTACAATGAAAGAGTTGTTAGAAGAACATAGATTAGAACTAGTAGATAGACCCACAATCACGGAGCTCATGACCTTTATAAATAAAGGGAATAGTTTTGAAGCGGATAGGGGATATCACGATGACATGGTAATGAATATCGTCATGTTTAGTTGGTTTATCACAACAGAATATTTCTATCATTTGACAGATACACAAGTTAAAGACTTGTTGTATGCTGAACAACAGAAGATAATCCAAGACGACTTGCTACCAGCAGGTGTCTTTGGAGAAGGGAACCCCGAAGAGGTTTCCTTTGTTGACAGCGAAGGTGATAGATGGTACACAAAACATTAATTAGAGTTAAAGAGTTGTTAAAGTATTGCTATTAGTAGGAATATAAAAGTTATAAATAAAACAGTAAACAACTTTTTACATTAACAGGAGAAAAAGTATGGCATTTCAAGTATCACCAGGCGTACAGGTCAAAGAGGTTGACCTTACAAATGTTGTACCAGCAGTATCAAGCACAACTGGTGCATTCGCTGGGACATTCCAATGGGGCCCTGTTGATGAAGTTAAGACAGTTTCAGATACGAAGGGTTTAGTCGATGAGTTTTCAGAACCAGCTAATACTAACGCTGGGGCAGAAGACTTCTATACAGCAGAAGCATTTTTAAGATACGGTTCATCATTAAGAGTAGTTAGAGTTAACTCCACAGGTTTGTTTAGTGCAAACGCAGGTGGCAGTTCAACTTCATTACTTAAAAATCATGATGAATACGTTCAATCATACGAGAGTGGAGCTCTCGGTGGAACAGTAGGTAAATGGGTAGCAAGATGTGCTGGTTCTTTAGGTAATTCACTTAAAGTTTCAGTATGTGGTGGGCCAGATGCTTATTACAAATCAGCCAACACAACACTAGGTGCAGCGGAGGCAGCAGGTCAAACTGCTATTACTCTTGCAAGTGGTGGTGGTGCGTTATGT